GCGTCTTGCGGCCTACCTGCGGAGCTTCTGACATGCTTGCAGCATCCATCATCCTGGAAATCGCCACGAAGATCGGCGCGCCGATCGTCAAGTCCATCATCCAGAAGAAGATCGGCGGCACGGCCGGCGACCTCGCCGGCTCCGTCATCGACGCGGTGGCCGAGAAGGTCGGCGTGCCGGCCGAGGAACTGGCGACCGCACCGGCCGGCAAGGTCGAGGCGGCCGTGAAGGAGGTCGAGGCCGAGGCTCCGGACATGATCGCCGTGTGGGAACAGGGGCTCACCGGCCAGTTCGCGCTTCTTCAAACGGAGAGCGCAGAAGGCTTCTGGCAAAGCGCCTGGCGCTGGGGCTGGATGTACCTGCTGGCGTTCTTCTGGATCACGGCCTTCCTGCTGTTCCCGGTCGCAAAGAGCTTCGGTTTCGCCGTCGATCCGATCGATCTGTCCGTGCTCGCTACGCTCACCGGCTGGTTCATCAGCCTCTACATGGGCGGCCATACCATCAAGGCGATCGGCCAGCAGGCCGTCGAGGCCGTCAAGACCTGGCGGGCGAAATGAACCTCGGCGGAAATGCAGCTTTCGATCTCGCCGAGGTGCTGGCCGAGCAGCAGCGGGAGGCCGGCATCGCCAGCGCCCGTGCCGCTCTCAGCATTTCCGGCCGGGCGGCGTGTATCGGGTGCGGCCGCCCGATCCCGGCAGCTCGTCGCCTCGCCCATCCCGCCGCCACCCGTTGCCTGGAATGTCAGGAACTAGCCGAAAAGGAAGCCTCCCCCAAATGACACCGGCGGAAGTCTCACAGTATCTGGGCCTTGCCCTTGCCGTCATAGCACTGCTCGGCCACGCGAAGGGCTTCTTCTCCTCGGGTGAGAAGAAGCTTGAGGAGCGCGTCGACAAGCTCGAAAAGCGCACCGATGCCGTCGTCGAGACGGTCCAGCGGATCGACAGCGACATGAAGCATCTGCCCGACCGCGACACCGCACACCGGATGGAAATCACGATCGAACGGATGGCCGGCCAGCTCGCTACGCTGGACAAGAGCCTTCAAGGCCAGCTGGCCGCTCTCGACGAACGCATGAAGCCGGTCGATGCGCTCGGCCGACGTCTTCAGGAATTCTTGCTGGATAGGGCACGGTCATGAGCGCGCAGCAGGTCATCGCGGAGGAAACCCGCCTCATCATCCTGAAAGAACTCGACCTCCAGGCGAACAAGAGCATCACGTCCGAGGCCATGCGCCGTATCCTTCTCAAGGACTGGGTGATCGATCAGCCGCGCGAGTGGGTCGAGGAGGAATTTCGCTATCTCGTATCGATGAAGGCGGTCGAGACCATCCAGGCGCGTAGTGTCCTGATCGCGAAGCTGACGGAACGCGGTGAACAACACCTGCAGGGCCTGATCAATATTCCCGGCATTCAGCGCCCTTCATCAATGGACCGCTGACATGACCGACGATCGGCGCGGCCGCGGACGGCTGAATAGTCTTGAACTTCTCCCCGAGGAGGCCCAGGACGATGTCATCTGGGCGGTGGGCCAGCTCAATGAGCGGTCGCGGACGACTGCTGACATCCTGTTCGAACTGAACGATCGTCTTGAGGTGAAGGGCATTCCGCCCATCTCCAAATCTGCTTTCTACCGTCGGTCGGCTCGGCTTGCCAAACGCGCCATGCAGCTTGAAGAGCGCCGTCACATCTATGCCGGCATCGCCGAAAAGCTCACGCCCGAGGAGATCGGCCGCAACGACGTCGTGCTGGGCGAGTTCCTGAAGGCGCTGATCGACGAGCTGCTCGACAAGGAGGGCACTGACAGCAAGGGCGCCATGGAGCTGGCCCGCGCCTACAAGGACACTGTCGTCGCGCAACGCCATTCGGCCGAACATCGCCGTAAGGCTGAGGAAGAGGCCAAGACCAAACTTGGAAAGGCAGTGGAAGAAGTGGCCCAGGTGGTCCGCAAGGCCGGCGTCTCCGATGCGACCATGGAAGAGATCAACCGCCGCCTCGGTGCCATCTGATGGGCCGCGCGCTGATCATTCCTGCCCATCGGGACGCGATCTTCCTCCCGTACCAGGCGAGGTGGATACAGGACAATTCCCGGCTGAAACAGATGGAGAAGGGCCGGCAGATCGGCCTTTCCTGGTCGACGGCCTATGCTACCGTCTCCCGTACTGCGCTGGCATCCGCCAAGCGCGACCAGTGGATTTCCTCGCGAGACGACATCCAGGCACGGCTATTTCTGGAGGACTGCAAGCTCTGGGCAGGCATCCTCGATCTCGCCGCCCAGGACCTCGGCGAGCAGGCCCTCGACCCCGACGGCAAGCAAAGTGCCTATGTGCTCCGCTTCGACAACAACCTGCGGATCAACTCCATGAGTTCGAACGCGGACGCCCAGGCCGGCAAGCGCGGCGGCCGCGTCCTCGACGAGTTCGCATTGCATCCCGATCCGCGAAAACTCTGGTCGATCGCCTATCCCGGCATCACCTGGGGCGGCTCGATGGAGATCATCTCCACGCATCGCGGTTCGAACAATTTCTTCAACCAGCTCGTCCGCGAGGTGAAGGAAGGCGGGAACCCCAAGAGGATAAGCCTTCATACCGTCACACTCCAGAACGCGCTCGACGACGGCTTCCTCTACAAGCTCCAGCAGTCGCTCCCGGCCGACGACGAGCGCCAGGAGATGACCGAGGCGGAATATTTCGATTGGGTGAAGTCCGGTTGCGCGGACGAAGAGAGCTTCCTTCAGGAATATATGTGCCAGCCGGCCGACGATGACGCGGCCTTCCTGGAATACGACCTTATTGCCGCCTGCGAGTATCCAACCGACTTCAATTTCCGCGCCATCGAGGGCCGCCAGCTCTATGCCGGCGTCGACATTGGCCGGAAGAAGGACCTGACCGTCCTTTGGGTTGTCGAGCGCCTTGGCGACGTCCTGTACACGCGGCACGTCGAATCCCTGCGGAACATGAGCAAGCCCGACCAGGAGAAAGTCCTGTGGCCTTGGTTCGAGCGGTGCGTCTGCGTCTGCATCGACGCCACCGGCCTTGGCATCGGCTGGGCCGACGATGCTCAGAAGAAATTCGGCGAGCATGCCGTCGAGGCGGTGACCTTCTCGGCGCCAGTGAAGGAGGCGCTCGCCTATCCCGTCCGCTCCAAGATGGAGGAGCGCCGGCTCCGCATCCCGTTCGACAAGCATATTCGTGCCGATCTGCGCTCGGTAACGAAGCAGGTCTCGGCTGCGGGGAACATTCGCTTCACCGCCGAACGCACCGCCGACGGCCATGCCGACCATTTCTGGGCGCTCGCTCTCGCCATCGAGGCGGCCGGTGGGCCGCAGATGCAATACGGCTACAAGCCCGTGCCGCGTGCTCCCACCAAGTTCGACACCCCGAACACCGACCGCGATGACGGCGCTCCGTCACGGTTGTCATCCATGCGCCGCTCAAGAGGTATCTACTGATGGCTCCCCAGCTCGTCGACCAGTACGGCAGGCCGATCAGCACGGCCGCGCTGAAGCGGGAACAGGCAGCCCCGACCATGACCGGCGTGCGCCGCCCGAATACCGAGCATCAGACCTCCGGCTTGACCCCTGACAAACTCGCACGCTTGCTGAGGGCCAGCGTCAGCGGCGACCCGGAGGCGTATCTCGCGCTCGCCGAGGACATGGAGGAGCGAGATCTTCACTATGCCGGCGTGCTCGGCTCCCGCAAGCTCCAGGTCGCCGGCCTGGATGCGACCGTCGAGGCGGCGAGCGACAAGGCCGAGGATATCGACAATGCGGACCTGATCCGCGATTTCCTCGCGCGGGACGCCTTCGAAACCGAGGCGAACGACATCCTTGACGCGGTCGGCAAGGGCTTCTCCTGCACGGAAATCATCTGGGATACCTCCGAAAGCCAGTGGGACCCGGTCGCCTTGAAATGGCGCGATCCACGGTGGTTCCGGTTTGCCGACGAGGACGGTGAGACACCATTGCTGCGCGATCCGGCCGGCGATCAGCCGCTTGCCCCGTACAAATGGGTGTTTCACCAGGCGAAGGTGAAGTCGGGCCTGCCGATCCGGGGTGGCATCGCCCGCGCCGTGTGCTGGACATTCCTTTTCAAAACTTTCACCACGAAGGACTGGGCGATCTTCTGCGAAGCCTACGGTCAGCCTCTCCGCCTCGGGAAGTGGGGCGAAGGTGCGTCGGAAGCGGACAAGGAAATCCTTCTGCAGGCGGTCGCCAATATCGGGGTCGACTATTCCGCCATCGTGCCGGCGTCGATGTCGGTCGAATTCATCAAGGCCGATGTCACGGGCTCGCACGAGCTTTACGAAAAGCGCTGCGACTGGCTGGACCGGCAGGTCTCTAAGCTCGTGCTCGGCCAGACCGGGACCACGGACATGACGGCCGGCGGCTACGCCCAGGCGAAGGTGCACGACGGCGTCAAGGCCGACATCGAACGCTCCGACGCCAAGCAGCTTGCCGCCACCCTCAACCGGGATCTCGTGCGGCCGTACATCGACCTGAACAAGGGCCCGCAGAAGGCATATCCGAAGATCAAGATCGGTCGGCCCGAACAGATCGACGTCGAAAAGTGGATGAAGAATGTCGAAACCTTCGTCGCCATGGGTGGCAAGATCGGCATGTCCACCGTCCGCGACCGCATCGGCGCGCCGGAGCCCGACAAGGATGAAGAGCTGCTCGTGCCGCGCGGCAACGCCGCGGCGCCGGCCGCAGAGCCGCCCGCCGAGGAGAAGCCGCCCGTCAACGGCAAGGTCGCCGCCCAGCGCGCCGGCACACCCGCGAGGGCGACGGACGCGATCGACAAGTCTGTCGCCGAGATCATCGATGATGACGGGTGGGCGGAGTTGATCGAGCCGATCGTCGCCGGCCTGGACGACGCCATCGCCAGC